TGAAGGACAGTGTGGCGCAGTTGCAGACGAAGGTAGACCAGTTGTTGAGTAAAGGCGGAGGGCTAACGAGCTGTGTTAAAAGTGTACAGAGAGGGTTAATAAAGTCTCAAGAAGTAACAACAAATGACCCTGAAATTGATTTGAAATATGCTTTTATCAATATTCAACCTATAAATCCGGATAAGAGTATTCTGTTGCTTTATTCATCAACAGTAAACTATGCGTCATCATCAGGTGCAACAAAACAGGAGGCTTATCCTGTAAATGGGAGAATATACTCACCTACTCAATTAGTAATATATCCAACGTTATATGACAATACTGGTCGTGATTATTATATAAAAAAACTTTGTTGGCAAGTAATCGAGTTCTACTAACCCCAGAAAGGAGTGATTAAATGGCAGGAGAGAAATTTATAGCCTTGGAGGAAACATCACAGGAAATAAAGGCAAGCGTGGATAATATGAAATCCAATGTAGACGGTCTTAAAACTACCGATGTCCCTGCAATAGATACCCTTGTTGACGAAGTGCTTAAACGCATAGGCTTGACAGGAGATACAGGCGGTAGTGCTAACTTGGGTAGCGTTATGGCAAAGCTGAATACGCTTTTAACAGAAATACAAAATGGTGTCAGTGGAGATAATTTCAGTACAACAGGATTTGGAAAAACAATTTACACAGATAATTCAACACGAGAATTTAGTATGTCAAATACTAATGATTATGCGTTATGTAAATTTATAACCCCTGTATCAGGTGTTTATAATCTCAAGCTAAAAATAAAAAACCAATATCAAAATGACACTACAGGAAAATATGCCAGTAGCTTCACATTTAGAGTATTAAGAAGTTCTGACGATATCAACATTGATACATCAACAGGATACATAATAAAGTCTAATGAACACATGTTGATATATGATAAGGCAATATTAGGGGAGCCTATGGAAGAGTTGTCTGCAAAGGCAAAAGACATATTAAGTAAAAACAGTTATAAAACTGACCGATTAAAAAGTAATGGACAGTTTCACGAACAGAATATTAAATTTTATGCTGATAAAAATGAAATGATAATAGTAACAAATGAAAATCCAAGAGATACGCCAAAGCATAGTATACAGAATATAGTAATCACTTACGGAAACAAATAACCAATCACTTTATAAACTATTCAATTTAAGGAGGAATACAAATGAAAAAACTAATCGAAATGAAAACTATTGAAAAAGACGGACACCATATGTTTACATACGAAAACGGCATTAAAACGCCAATACCCGATGACGGCGTTGTGTTTTGCTATCTGGCACCCGAAACGGAAAAAGGTCGTATGTTAAAAGTTACGGATTTCCCCGATAGAGCAGGAAGTATTGACGGTAAATTCGTTATTACAGATGAAATCGAAAACGGAAACGGTAAGCCTAAAATTAAAGGTACAAACTATGACGTTTGGGGCATAGGTAAAGACGAAAGCGGTACATACGTCATCGAAAGCGCAAGAGGGGACAAGTTCTATATCGAGGGCGGTAAGAAAGTTACTGTTTCCCACCCGAACAAGGGCAGAAAGAAAGAAGCTATGGAGCTTATCCATGAAGTCTACAAGATGTTAGTTTAATAGGTCGGGCGGGGGAACAAACGCCCCTTTTTTTATGGGG